TATCAACATCATTAATGTAATAGTATTACCAAAAAACGTTGCAGCATCACCACTCTTTCTCTGACAGACACATCTGGTCTTGATTTTATTAGTTCTGTCATATAAAACCGATGTCTTGTGTATTTGGTACCATAAATCAACAATTTCAGGATCCATACCGAAGTATGAAAACATTAAACATTCAAAATATAATACAATTTCATCTTGGCTTTTGTCATATTTTTTCATGTCAATTTCGGTGGAGTAAGTATTTGATATTTTTTCAAAATAAGTATTGATGGTATTTTCGAAATCGTCTGTTGACATGTCGGTGAATATCTTGTATTTGTATTTGAGTCTTTTCATAAAACGTAACCTAATTTCCTTTACTATAGGACAAAATATACAGTTAAAATATGGTCCTTGAAAACATATAGTTTGCAATGCTGGATAAGTATCAGTACTGCCCTGTTCTGCTGTTACTTTAGCTGCTCTCTTTACTGTTACATCATAATAATTGATTCTTTTTTCACACAAAGGTTGTAATACGTTATCATTAGGTAAAGCTGTAGCAGGTTGTGTTTTTAACCATTCCAGAATAAGCGTTTTGTTAAATCCGATAAGTGAATAACCGTGATCTTCGTATTCATCAAAATACACTTTTTTAAATCGGGAAATTAATCTTCTAGCAAAATCTTCAGGTGCGTAACGTAATGTGTTTAGTTCAGGTACACTAAAATTTCTTTTTTGCAGTGAGTAAAGTACCTCTTTCTGAGTGGCTGTTGCTGGATAAGGACAAGTAGTTCTTAATACAGGTTCCATAAAAGAGAATTCAGAAAATTCTGGAGGTTTAATTAAAGATATATTCAAATTATCAACAAAAAAGGTAGAATCTCCGTATTCCATTTGCAATTGATCACAGGACATATCTGGTGCTGGTCCAAGAATATGATCGTGTATTTCTTGTAAGGTTGTTATATCAGTGTTCACATAATTGGTTAAAGGTGGTATATCATTTTTAACAGGATTAATTAATTCTATGTCCTCGTAACGTTCGATGGTGGTAGGTATGAAAGGTAAATAAGTTTCCAATTTGTTAAGTGCATCTATTTTGTCAGAAGTTACCGTATCTTTATTAAATGTAAAATTGAGATGTTTAAAAATACGCAAGAACTTATCAGTAGAAGCAATAGATTTCAACTGGTCTAGGTCGAATTTATTTATACCAGATTTCACTAGATTAGATACGTAAGCATAATTGTATTGTGAAGATTTGTCCATGTATAAATCTTTTCTTTTTAGTTTGAATGCAGTGTTGTCTATTTTGTAATCGTTATTATCGATGTATCCACCTCCATTAAAGAAATTATGTTGTTGAGCAAGTATGATGTTAGTCCTAATACGATCTGGAATATTCACATAACTGATATAAGTGCATGTGTGAGTATGTCTAGTCATAGCTACAAGAACCTGGTTTTCATCGAGGTAGATAGAAGCCCCTAATTTGGTATTGGTTCTTACTATTAAA